CAGTGTCCGCCGGTAATTCTCACAGTGTATGCATTTGTTTGCTGTTCTACAACACCCGGTAAATCTTCAGGTACGCTTCTGTTACTGTCACCCGATGCCGTATCTTGGAGCAACAGAATGCCGTTACCATGTACACCTTCGTAGAGATTGGTGATTGAAGGTGATAGGATGTGTGACCCATCAATGAGTTTGTCTGCCGCTGAAGCAGAGCCGGAAAGGGTCATGTTCGCGTTTGTATGTCCTGATAGGGGGTTACCTGCCATTATGCCACCTCGATTGTAATTTGAACTACCAATTCATTGGTTGAAGTTTTTGTGATAGGGCGAGTTGTGAACCGACCGATAGGTGTAAAACTACTTGCCCCACGG